CCCGTGCTCGTGTGGAGCCTGCTGGCGCAGACCCACACGGCGTGGGAGCTGCTCATCCTGGACCAGTCCGGCGGACTCGACGTGGACCGCTACTGCGGGCCCTGGATGGAAGTGGCCGTCCGCCGCGGGCACCGGGTCGAAGTGCAACAGGTCGAGCGCCTGAACGACTGGGGCCAGACCGTGAAGGAGCGCGGCGCGCTCGGCTGGGCGACCGGCGACGTGCTGATGTTTCCGAACGACGACGCCTACTACGTGCCGATCGCGCTCGAGCGGTTCGTCGCGGCGATCGCGGCAGGCTCAGACCTCGCGGTCAGCGGCTGGCTCTACGACCTCCTCGGCTACGTGGCGATGCCGCCGAACACGCAGGTCGGACACATCGATGTCGGGGGCTTCGCGGTGCGCCGCGAAACGTTCCTGGCCACCGGCTGGCCGTGTAAGGCCCAGACGGGAGACGGGGAACTGGTGCAGGGCTTTCTCCGCGCGGGGGCGCGGGTGGGTCTCGTGCCGAACACGCTCTACGTGAAGAACTGATGCGCACCTTTCAGAACGCCTATCTCGGCGGCACCTTCGACTGCCTGCACCGCGGGCACCTGGCGCTCTTCGCCCAGGCTCGGCGCATCGCGGCGCAGGTCACCGTCTCGGTGAATACCGACGCGTTCGCCGCTCGCTACAAGCGCGCGCCGCTCATGCCGCTGGCTGACCGGCTGGCGGTACTGCACCAGTGCCGATTGGTCGACCGCGTCGTCGTCAACATCGGCGACGAGGACAGCCGTCCCGCGATTCTGCATGCGGAGGCGGACTGCATCGTGCACGGCTCTGACTGGCACGGCGAGGCGTTGCTGCGGCAGATGGGCCTCACGGCCGACTGGCTGGCCGAGCGCCGCCTCGAGCTGGTCATCCTGCCGTACACGCCCATCACGACGACCTCGGACATCCTCAAGGCGTACGACGCCAGGCGGGTGGCATGAAGGTCCTCTTGGTCCACCCGGGCTCGAGCGTCTCGACGGCCGATGTCTACGATGGCTTGTCGTACGGGCTGCGCGCCCATGGCGTCGACGTGAAGCCGTATCGGCTCGACACGCGCATCGAGACCTCCGGCCGGACGCTGCACGCGATGTGGCGCCACAAGAACCGGGATGTGCTCCTCGCTCGCATCGGCGCCGCGCTGGCCCGTGTGCCGGAGAGCGAGGGGCTGCCCGATCTGAAGCCGCGGGAGATGGCGCGCCTGCTGGCGGACCGCTACCCAGAGGCGTGGGCAGAGGCGTCATCTGAGTACCGGGATCTGGCGAAGCCGAACTCCGCCGACGTCATGTATCACGCCGGCTGCGATGCGCTGGCCATGGCGCTCCGCGAACAGGTGGACGCGGTCGTCGTCGTCTCGGCGATGTTCTTCCACCCCGACGTGCTCATCCTGATGCGCCGCGCCGGTCTGCTGGTGACCGTGCTGTTCACGGAATCGCCCTACGACATCGAGCGCGAAGCACTGGTCGCCGGGATGGTCGACGGCTGCTGGACGAACGAGCGGTCCTCGGTGGCCGAGCTGCGGGCCGTCAATCCGCACGCGGGCTACCTGCCGCACGCCTGGCACCCGATGAAGCACACCCCCGGGCAGCACGAGGGCGACGAGGCCGTCGCCGCGCATGACGTCGTCTTCGTCGGGTCGGGCTTCGCGGAGCGGATCGCCTGGTTCAACGCGATCAACTGGGAGGGCATCGACCTTGGGCTCTACGGCGCCTGGGACAAGACGCGCCTCTCGAAGGCGCTGCGCGCCTGCGTCCGCGGCGACATGGTCAACAACGCGGTGGCGAGTGCCCTGTACCGCCGTGCGAAGGTCGGCCTGAATCTCTACCGTACGTCGAAGGGCTGCACGACCCGGGCGGTCGAGCATGTGACCCGCGCAGAGTCGCTGAGCCCCAGGGCCTACGAGCTCGCGGCGTGTGGGGTCTTCCATCTCTCAGATCGCCGGCCGGAAGTGGCGGAGGTGTTCGGCGCGCAGGTGCCGACGTTCCGCACGCCGGCCGAGGCCGAAGCCCTGATCCGCCTCTGGTTGCAAGACCACGAGGGGCGCGCGCGGGTGGCGGCACAACTTCCGGCCTGTGTGGCCGCGGCGTCGTGGGTGGATCGCGCGAGCGTGGTGCTCGGCGACATCACACGGCTCGTTCAGGCACGACGGGCCGCCTGACGGCGGTAGGAAGCGAAGCGTAAGTCATGGCGAAATACGCAGGTCGGGGCGGCGTCCTCTACATGTCGTCGAGTGGGTCCGGCACCGCCACGGTGGTGCTCGGGGTCAAGTCGTGGTCGATCGACGCGAAGACCGACAAGATCGAAGTCACAGCGCTCGGTGACGCGAACAAGACCTATGTGCAGGGTCTGCGCGACATCCAGGGCGCATTCGACGCCTTCTGGGACGACACGGAAACCAAAATCTTCGGCGGAGCGCAGTCGTCGGACGGCGTGAAGATGTACCTCTACCCCTCCGCCAGCGCGCCCACGAAGTACGCCTACGGCACGGCCTGGCTCGACGCGAGCATCAAGACCGACGTGTCCGGCGCCGTGGAACTCAGCTCTTCGTTCGCCGCCGCGGCGGGCTGGGGTCTGAACTTCTAAGCCAATGTTCCGAACCGCGACGATGACCGGGCCGGCGGCACGCGTGACGTGGGGCTACCACGTTGCCGCGCAGCTGCAGGCCTGGTCACTCACGGCAGACGGGAGCACGGGACGGCTGACCGCAGAGGTCGAGTCGTCCGATGCGTTCAAGCTCACGCAGCAGGGCTTGTCGCTGTGTATCCCGCGCCCGAAGGGGGCCGTCTGGACGTACCCCATTGAATCGCTGCACATCGCGGACCGGACGCTCACCGCAGTGGTCCGGTTCGCCGACGAGGTCTGACGACATGGCACGCAACCGCTTCCCGAAGCCGACCACGATTCGCCTGCCGCTCTCCGACGGCGAGTGGGTCGAAGTGAAAACACGCCTCACCGCTGGCGAGTACCGCGACCGCTTGACGCGCGAGTACATCCAGGGGACAGACGGGCGGATGCGCATCGACATGCGGCAGACCGGGCTCGCCCTGATCGTCTCGTACGTGGTGGCGTGGTCGCTGACGTCAGACGGGGCGCCGGTGCCGTTCTCTGAGGATGCGCTGCTCGCCACGGACATCGACACGTTCCGCGAGATTCGCGTGGCGGTGGAAGCGCACGACGAGGCGGATGCCGCGGCGCGGAGTGCGGAAAAAAACGACCAGGCTGGGCCGACGGTCTGAGAGCCGACCTCGCCCTGGCCAAGTTCATGGGCTGGACGCTCGACGCGGTCCGCGCGTTGGAGCCCCACGAGTACGACGAGCTGGTGGCCATGGTGAAGGAATCGACGACCCAGCGTCCTGCAGCCGAGTGACATAGATGCCGATCACAGCCACATTTGCCGCCGACTTCTCGTCCTTCTCGACTGCGGTCCAGAAGGCGGAGGTCGAGCTGCGCTCGTTCGAGGACGGCGCGGGCAAGGTCGAGAAGGCGCTGGGGCGGATCGGCGACAACTTCAGCGGGCGGAAGGTCATTCAGGAAGCCCAGCTCACCGCGAAGGCGATCGAGGACATCGGCGGCGTCTCGCGGCTGACCGAGAACGAACTCCAACGTGTGGCGACGCAGGCGCAGGAGGCCGTCGCCAAGATGAAGGCGCTGGGGCTCGAAGTGCCGCAGGGCATCCAGAAGATCGCCGACGCGGCGAAGAGCACGCAGAGCGGGTTCGCGGATCTGCTCGGACCGCTGGGGCAGGCCAACAATCTGCTCGGACTGTTCGGCGCAGGGCTCAGTGTCGGCGCTGTCGTCGGATTCGGTCGCGAGGTATTCAGAGCCGCCGACGGCCTGACGCGCATGGCCGACCAGACAGGCATCGGCATCGTGGCGCTTCAGCGGCTGCAGGCCGTCGCAGAGCCGTCAGGGAACTCGCTCGAGCAGGTCACGTCGGCCGTGACCCAGATGCAGAAGCGCATCGCCGAGGGAGCCAAGGGAACCGAGGACGCGCTCAAGGACCTTCGACTCAGCCTCTCCGATGTGCGCACGATGAACCCGGACGATGCGTTCTTCGCCATCGCGCAGGGTATCCAGGCCATCAAAGACCCCGCCGAGCAGACGCGCGTGGCGATGGAGCTGTTCGGGCGAAGCGGCGGCGAGATTCTGCCGACGCTCAAGGCTGATATCGATGCCCTGAAAGACTCGACGGTCAAGATGAGCGACGAGTCGGCAAAGGCGCTCGATGACCTTGGCGACGCGTTCGGCCGCTGGAAGTCTGACGCGGTGTCGGCGATTGGAGAAGTGCTCGGACAGATGGCGTTGCTCAGCACGAAGGGCAACGAGCTGACCGATGGCAACCTCGGCAACCTTCTGGCGCCAGGCGGTCTGATGGGTGGGCTGACTGGGTTGACGTCGCAATCATGGTCTTGGCTCGGTCAACAGATCGCACCTACGCCAGTCGCGCCCACGCCGGCAGGCTCGCAGATTCAGCAGGGCGCTGGCGGCTTCGGAACGGCGGGCCTGCGAGACCTCCTCGGAGCATCGTCGCCGCTCGGTGAGAACGCCAACTCGCTCAAGGCCATCAGTGATGAGCTCGCACTGGCAGAGCAGCGCGCGAGTGGTTTCACCGCCGCCATGGCCGAACTCGGCGCGGCTGTCGGGAAGGCCTCCGTGACGGTTGCCGGCATGAACGGTGAGGTCGTCGAGGCGGTCAAGTTCTACCTGCAGGCGGGCGTCTCTCAGAGCACGCTGCAGAAGGCCTACGCTCTCACGGCGACGGAGGTCGCGGCAGTCGCTAAGGTCCTCGTCGAAGAGAAGGACGCGCTCAAGCTCGAACAGGACGCCATCGCTGCGACCACGCGGATGTGGTCAGAGTACGACGCCGTCCGGACAACCCAGGGATCGACCGCGACGCAGCAGGCGATTGCGGATGTGATCCGGTGGTCGGATGCGACGGCGGCGGCCGCCCAGAAGGCCGGGACTGACACCGCCGCCTTCTACGAGGCGCTGGCCGCGACGACCACCGCCAAGTTGCAGGGCATCGCGGTCGACTGGTCGTCCATCAACACTGAGCTGTCTACCGGCACGAAGGTCGGCCTGCAGGAGATTGCCGACAAGGCGCAGGCCACCTATCAGGCGGCGCTGGCGCACGTCGGTGAGTTCTCAGACGGCGCCATCCAGCGCTTCAGGGACACGGCCGACGCGGCGCAGCTCGCAGCCAATGCCTTCGGAACTGGCTTCGAGTCGGCCAGCGTGCGCGCCACGGCGGCCCTGCAGGAGACGGTCAACCAGGCGGCCAAGGCCAAGGCTGCGCTCGACATGATGTTCGCGGGCGATGCGGTGCCGACATCGGAGAGCCTGAGCGCGGCGGCGATGCGTCCGGGGTCGTTCCTCGGCTTCGGTGGCGGCACGATGCAGCAGGGCACGACCGGCTTCGTGTCGAACCTGCCGTGGCCTGCGCGAGCGAATGGCGGCCCCGTGTCCAGCGGGCAGCCCTACATGGTCGGGGAGCGCGGACCGGAACTCTTCACCCCTGGCCAGGCCGGGTTCATCACGCCGAACGGTGGCGGGGTTGGGTCCATCACGGTGAACATCTCGGCCGGCGTGTTCGACCGCTCGACGGTGGCCGTCCTGGCTGACCAGATCGGCACGGAACTCCTGCGACGGGTGAACCGGAGGTTGCCCTCGGCATGAGCAACGTCGCCGTTGTCACCATCGGAGGCAGCACCGTCACGAGCCAGATCCGCGTCGGGTCCGTCCAGATCGACGACGTCCTCAACGAGACGCCGAATACCGCGTCATTCCTGATGGACGGGTCGGCGCCGGCGGTCGATGCGGAGGTCAAGATCGGGCTGGGCGACGTCACGACGGCGAACCTGCTGTTCGCGGGGCACATCATCTCGGTGCGGCAGTACTACGAGGGGCAGCGCGCAAACCCCGCATGGGAGGTCCACTGTCAGGACTACACCTTCCTGCTGAACCAGTACCGCCCGCGTCAGGTGTTCTCGACCACGTCGGCCTCCTCGATCGTCGCCAGCCTGATCGCCAACTTCTCGTTGACGTTCACGGGGACCAACGTCCAGGCGAGTCTCCCGACGGTGTCGATCTCGTTCGACGGCAGCGAAGACTTCTCGACGTGCCTGACGCGGCTCGCGGCGCTCGTGGGGGCCTACTGGTACGTCGACTACGCCAAGGACCTGCACTTCTTCACCAGTGAGTCCAGCGCCGCCCCTGACACCGTAGGCGACCAGGCCGGGTCGAAGCTGCTACATGACCCGCCCATCGCGCGTGAAGAGGACCGGAGCCAGTTGCGCACCCGCGTCTACGTGCGCGGTGCTGGGTCCCGGTTACTGGCCTCGCTCGCCGCCAGCGAGACGGTGGTCCCGGTGGACTCGGCGGCGATCTTCAGCGCCACGGGCGGCCAGGCTGCAATCGATGCGCAGGTCATCACCTACACCGGCGTGGCGCTCGGCGACAGCGGGAGCCTCGTCGGGCCAGGCGTGACGCCCTCGGCCGCCCCCACGCTCGCGCAGGCGAACGGCTCTGGCATCACGACAGGCGCGCACTCGTATGCGTACACCTGGGTCACTGGCGCTGGCGAGACGCTGCCATCTCCGCTGGCGGCGATCACGGTGCTGGGGAGCATCTCGGCCCCGACGATCAGCTCCGTCAGCTCCGGCGTCCTCTCCGGTGGACCGTCGGCCGGCGCGACCCTGAAGTACGCCATCACCATCGGGAATGGCGGCGGATCCGAAACGGCTCCAAGCAGCGTTACGACTATCACGTCGACGGGCAACCGTCCAACGATCTCATGGGTCATCACGGCCGCGATGCGTGGCAACTACGTGTTCGTCTATCGCTCCGATGATGGCGGCACGACGTGGTCAACGGTGACCAGCACGGCCTCTCCGTATCCGTCGAATCAGGCAACTGGCGGCACGACGACGGTTACCGATTCTGTCGTTAGCTTCACGGGCGGCACGGCATTGCCGGCGGGCGGCACGCTGACGATCGCGCAGGTCAGCCTAACCGGCGTAGCAGTTGGTCCCTCTGGCGTCACGTCGCGGAAGGTCTACCGCACGTTGGCGGGCCTCTCCCAGTTGAAGCTCCTGACCACCATCGCGAACAACACCGCGACGACCTACACGGACAGCACGGCCGATGGGTCACTCGGAGCGAATGCGCCGACGGGCGACACGTCGGGACTTTCCCAGCCGTCGGGGCAGGTCGCACCAGGCAGTACGACGCTCATCGTCGCGAGCACAGGATTCGCCACGTCAGGCGGCGGGTGGGCGGTCATCGGCAATGGTCGGCAAGTCATCCGCTACACGGGCATCAGCGGGAACACGCTGACTGGCGTTCCGGCCAGCGGGATCGGAGCGATCACGGCCCCGGTCAACTACAACAGCACGGTAACTGCAGCGCCGGCGCTGACCGGCGTCACGGGACTCTACGCGGCGATCACGTCGGGCGAGACGGTGTCGATCTTCGTCAAGCGGAACGACCTGACCGCGCAGGCCACGTACGGCGTCTACGAGCACCAGATTGACGACGACTCACTACTCTCCGACCTTGATTGCACGGCGCGCGGCGATGCGGATCTGGCGCTCTTCAGCTATCCGATCGTGACGCTGACCTATGGCACTCGCGATGTGAAGTCGCGGAGCGGGAAAACGGCGACGGTGTCGTTCTCAGGTGCGCCCAGCTACTCCGGCACCTACAAGATCGTGCGCGTGACGATCGACCAGATTGACCTCTGCGGAGGCCGTCTCGCGCCGCGATTTACCTGCACGGCTTCCACGGTGAAGTTCTCACTCGCCGATCTGCTGCGTCGGACGGCGCTGGCGGTCGCATGACGGTATGGCGCTGGTATCTGCGTTGGAGGGCACGCACCTTGACGGATGAGCGGAGACGATGCGCGCAGAAGTGGACGCTTCGGGTGGCCTTGGTGGTGATGGTGCTGGGTCACCTCACCTCGGTGGGGAACGCGCGGCAGTCGCAGGACACCATCAACGCGCGGCTGATCGCCAAGAGCGAGCAGAACGACGATCACGATCGGCGCGTCGATGAGCAACTGGCCGACCTGAACAACAAGCTCTGGTACGGGCTGGTCGGGATCACGTTGAACATCGCCGCCCACTTATGGACGGTGACGCAGAGCAACAAGAGGAAAGCATGAAGACGGTACAGACGATTCTCTCGGCGCTCGTGGTAGTGCTGGTGTGCTCAGTCGAAGCGCAGGCGCAGCCCTCGCTGCTGGCGGACGTGCAGGCCGAGCGGGCGACGTACGGCGCATCGATGACGCCCGCTGAAGTCGCGGCCATGCTCAATGCCGTCGCGTGGAAGCACCGCACCGAAGGCTGGGGACTGCTCAGGAAGGGCAGCGGAAACTCCTGCCCGATCGCGGGCACGTTCGTCTCCTGCGACATTCTCATCGACTCGCGCGGCGGGCATCACTTCGACGTGCTCATCGACGCCGAGAATAGCGCCAAGCCGACCTGGAACGACGTTGGGCCATGCGTGCTCGGCCCATCCTCGGGCTGCGAGATGGCCCGCTTCTTCGCGCCGGTCGATCCGGGACCGTCAGCGCCACCGTCGTCCGGTGGAGGCGTGCCTCCAGTGGTGACGCCACCTGTGGACCTCGGTCCGCTGCTCACGCGCCTCGATGCGCTGGAGCGCATTGTTCAGGCGCTGTCGACCACCGTGCCGCAGCTCGAGCAGCAGGCCGGCGCACAGGGCGCGACGATCGAGCGTCTGACCCTAGCGGGTGAACGGCTCGACGCCCTCACGTCCCGCGTGGACATGCTGGCCTCACGACCCATCCCGGTGGGGTGTGTCGCGGCCCTGAACCTGGGCGCCGGGCGCGTGCCGATTTCCTGCCGCCTGCAGTAGGGGAGATTCATGGCTGACAACCTTGTCACACAGTCGTCGACCCCGGCCACGCTGCCAGCCTCCACGCGCGTTGCGGCGGTCGTTGGGAGCTTCGCTGGCGATACGGACGCCGCCGCTGGTCTCGGCGTGCTCGCGGAAGTCTCCGGCGCGGAAGGCTCGCGCGTGATGACCGTGCTGGGCCTCGCGAAGAGCGGCGCGTCGTTCACGTCGGTGCCGACGACGCTGACGGCTGTGCCGAACTTTGGCGGGTCCACCGAGTACCGGATGGACGGCGTGCTGGTGGTGAACTCGAGTGGCGCCGCCATCACGTTCGGCCTTACCAACGGCAGCGACCAGTACGTCGCACCTCCGCAGGACGTCCCTGCGCGGGACCACCGAATCATCAACCTTAACGGCGCGCCGATCACCGGCCTGAAGTGGGTGGCCGGAGGCGCCGGTCTGCTTGGCCTCGCGTGGGGGCGCACCGCACTATGACCATGAAACGTCTCGTCCTCGTCCTGTGCCTCGTCCTGTCCGCCGTACCTGCGCGGGCGCAGATCACCGCCACGATCAGGGCCACGGATGCCTCGACTGGCGCCGATGTCCAGCGCGTGGGCGACGACGCCAACGACTCGCTGCGGGTCACGATCGCGAGTCCGACCACGATGCCGGTGTCTGGCACCGTAGCGGTGACACAGTCGGGCAGCTGGCTGGTACAGGGGCTGGCCGCCCATGACGCCGCCTACTCCGGCGACCCCATTCCGAACGGCTGCTACGCCAGCGCCAGTGCCCCGACGAACGTCTCAGCCGACGGCGACATGGTACGCATGTGGTGTCTGAGGAACGGCGCGCTCAGCGTCAATCTGACGAACACCTCGATCGCCGCGACGCAGAGCGGGACGTGGACCGTGCTGCCTGGCAACACGGCGAACACCACCGCCTGGCTGGTCACCGGAACGGGCGGCACCTTCCCCGCGACGCAGAGCGGCACCTGGAGCACGCGCACGCAGGATGGGAGCGGCAACGCCATCACCTCGGCGACACGCGGCTCTGAGCGTGCCCTGACGGTGCAGGTCGTCGACGCCTCTGGCACCCAGGTCACCAGCTTCGGCGGGGCGGGTAGCAACGCCGCGGCCAGTGCCACGGGTTCGGCGGTGCCGTCGAGTGCGAGCTATACCGGCCTGAACGTCTCTGGCACCCACCGTGGATGGACAGGGCTGTCGCTCGGCTCGCAGTTCGCTGGAACGGTCGCCATCGTCGACGGCTCCGGCAACCAGGTCACGAGCTTCGGCGGCTCCGGCGGCACGGCCTCAAACTTCACGTCGACGGTCCCGGCTACGGGCACGGCGGTCGGATTCAGCGACGGCACCAACATGCAGGCCGGTCGAGTCTTCGACGGCGACTCCGGCGCGGGCACGCAGTACGTGGTCGGCGTCGGACTCCGAAAGATTGCGAGTGGCGGCACCGTCGAAGCTGGCACCAGCAGTGACCCGCTTCGTACGGACCCGACCGGAACCACGGCACAGCCCGCTACGCAGAGCGGCACCTGGAACATCACGAACGTCAGCGGCACGGTGAGCCTACCGACCGGCGCGGCCACCAGTGCGGCGCAGACAACGGGCAACAGCTCACTCAGCTCCATCGACGGGAAGCTACCGGCGCTCGTGTCTGGGCGCGTCCCTATCGACGGGTCCGGCGTGACGCAACCGGTCAGCGGCACGTTCTGGCAGGCCACGCAGCCGGTCAGCATCTCCGGCAATCAGGCGGTGAATCTGGCACAGGTCGCCGGCGCGAGCACGGCCACCGGCAACGGCACGGCGGCGGGATCGATTCGCGTGGCACTCCCGACTGACGGCACGGGCGTGGTCGGGCTGAACGCGGGCACCAATCTGGTCGGAAGCGTCGGGCGCAAGAACACGTTCGACTCCGCCGTGACGATGACGACCACCAACTTCACCAGCCTCGGAAGCGGGTCGGGGTGGGGCGGCGGGGCCATCACGACGAGCGGGTGCTCCGACATCCGGTTCCGGGTGCTGACGAAGGGGTCCAGCGCGAGCAATACCCTTTACGTCGACTTCTTCCTCGCGACGGCGATTGCGGGCGAGACGACGTTCGACGATGCCGCATCGGCGTCGGAAGGCGCGTTCACGGCGGCGAACCGCAAGAACAGTCGGCAGGTCGGCACGGTTCTGATGAACGGCACGTCCGCAGTGCAGGGGTCGTTCTCGGCCCTCGACACCTTCCCGACGCTGCCTGCGGAAATCGTGCCCATTGCCATCAACAGCAGCGGCGCGGCCCTCAGCAGCACAGGTGCCGACCACGTCATCAAATACGAGTGCGTTCGATAACAGGAGGAACGATGCAGAAGCTGATTGCGATTCTGATTGCGGTGTGGGTGCTGGCGTCTGGTTCGGCGCACGCGCAGGTCCGTTCGCTGGCCTACGTGGACCCGGTGGACATCGCGCAACTCAAGGCCGAGTGCCTGACGAACCCGAACAACTACTCCTACACGGACCACAATGCAGGCACGAAGACGCTGACGCAGTGGTTCCTTGCGGGCGATGACACCATCGTGGCCAACATCCTGAACAAGGTGCGGGCGGGCATCACGATCTACCGGACGGACGTGACACCTCAGGAGGTGACGGAAGCGATTGCGGTAGCGAACTTCGTGGCGGCAGGGTCGCAGAACAGCTACAGCGCGGCGTGGTATCACAACTTCGGGTCGCTCTCGGCGGTGCGACTGCTCACGAAGGCGGGCGCGAACACCCGCAACATGACGAACCTGCTGGCGATTCTCACGAACGCGAGCGCGTCGGAGACGCGGTTGATCGCGCTTGGCTCACGCACGGGCAGTCGGGCGGAACAGCTCTGGAACTGCGTGGCCCCGAACACCGGAGTCGGTTGTGAATACGTCACGGTCAGCCCCTTCCATGTGCAGCAGGCGCGGCAACTGCCATGAAGCGCGTCCTTCTCGCGTGCGCGGCGATCCTCGCGTTGTGGGCAGCAGTGCCGCAAAGCGCAGGCCTTCCGATGGGTCTGCGCACGACTGACGGCGCGGCCACTGGCAACGCGGCCATCGTGACCACGGTAGCGGCCATCTCCGACATGAACTCGGGGAGTCTCGTGGTGTGGGCCAAAGCCGATAACACCAGCAACTCCACGCGAACCATCGTGGGGAAGCCTGTCACGAACGGAGGGTGGGAGCTGTTCAAGCGCGGCACGGACGGCACAGTCCTGCGGTTTGCGAAATATCGCGCGGCGGGGTCTGCGACGACCATCGACAGCCCAACCGCGACGCTTCGCGCAGGCGTGCCGCAGTTCTGGTTCATCTCGTGGGACACCTCGACCAGCGGCAATAACAAGATGTGGTTGGGCACGATGGCCGCCCCGGCGTCGAACGCAAGTCCGACCGTGACGCTCGGCACCGGGGCATCGAGCACAGATGCCTCGCGCAACATCTCCATCGGTAACTCGACCGGGTCGTCTGGGTGGCCCGGCGTCATCTGGGCGGTCGGCCTGTCACGGTCGATCACGATGACGGCGGATGAAATTCGGCGGCTGCAATACAACTTCAGGCCCGCGAACCTGCGTTCGTGCATCGGCATGTGGATTCTCGACGACCGGCCGGCTGAGGACCTTTGCAGCACCAATCACGCGGTAATTTCAGGCACGGCGACGCTTGGCAATAACGCCTTGCCGCGTGTGGCGTGGCGGCGACCGGGGCTGTAATGGCGTTCTGGCTGCTCTGGCGGATCGCGGTCGAAGCAGGCGGGTCCGGTGGGGCCCCACCCGTGACACCTGCGCGCATTGCCGCGGCGACGGCATGGCCCGCATCGACCGATGCCGCCTCGGCCTGGCCGCTCACTCCACAGGGGGCCACGGCATGGCCTGCGACGATTCAGGCGTCTGACGCCTGGGAAAGCGAGTAACCCCGCGATGGCAACCGCTCGCGCTACC